GGTCTGGCTTTTGTGGTTAGTAACGAATTTATTAAGAAGGACCACTATCGAGAAAAGCGGGACGAATATTTTGCGTCATTTAATCCGCTTCTGGATAGGCTAGAAGGTGCAATGGACAATGGTGTTTGGAATCCAATAAGTGGTCCTTTGTGTAGGTTCTGTCCCGTAGTAGACTGTGAGCATAACCGCAAACGTTGAGGACTAGACATGCCGTACGTCAACAAGAAGCGCCCATACAAGAAAGAGTATGAGCAGTATCAAGGGTCAGAAGAACAGAAGAAAAACCGCGCCAAGCGCAATGCCGCTAGACGCAAGTTAGAAAAACAAGGCCGCGTCAAAAAGGGCGATGGTAAAGATGTAGACCACAAGAAACCTATATCAAAGGGCGGGTCTAACACTAAAGGTAACCTGCGAGTAAAGAGCGCATCGGCAAACCGTTCGTTCTCTCGCAACAGCGATAGGTCAGTCAAAAAGAATGGAAGTCGTAGAAAATAAAGTCCTTACGTTAAGGACACGCAACCCACAACTGATTACAGATGTAATCAAAAAAAGCGCGGTCGTAGAAAAAGAAGACGACGATGTATATACAGTGGCTATACACTGGGGGCTCGACGAAATGCAGACCCTTGCCACTCTCCCCTTTAAAAAGCCCCCGTCAACAATCAACCGTGATTACGAGTGGACAGGCAAGTTCGCGCCATTCGATCACCAGAGAGAAACCGCGTCGTTCCTGTCGCTACACAAGAAGGCGTTCTGCTTCAACGAGCAGGGTACGGGCAAGACAGCATCCGTAATCTGGGCGGCTGACTATCTGATGAAGCAAGGGCGTGTAAACCGTGTGCTTGTGATTTGCCCGTTATCCATTATGAAATCTGCGTGGCAGCAGGACTTGTTTAAGTTTGCCATGCACCGTAGCTGTTCCGTTGCCTATGGCGACAAGCGTGCGCGTAAGAAGATTATTGAGGCTGGCTCTGAGTTTGTGATTATTAACTTTGACGGACTTGGTGTGGTCAAAGAAGAGATCATGGCTGGCGGGTTCGACATGATTGTGGTTGATGAAGCCAACGCATACAAGAACCCACAGACCAACCGTTGGAAGATACTGTATGGCGTTATGCAGAGAGCAGACTGGTTGTGGATGCTGACAGGCACACCCGCCGCACAGTCTCCACTGGACGCCTATGGTCTGGCTAAGCTAATAAACCCAACGTACTGCCCTAAGTTTTACGGGCATTTCCGTGACGCTGTGATGTACAAGGTGACACAGTTTAAGTGGGTACCGAAGCCTAAGTCACAGGACTACATACACAAGCTACTACAGCCCGCTATCCGATTTGAGAAGGATCAATGCCTTGATCTACCTGACGTTACGCACGTAGAACGAGACGCGCCGCTAACCAAACAGCAAGAAAAGTACTATAAAGAACTCAAAGAAGAGATGATGCTTGAAGCCGCCGGTGAGCAAGTAACCGCCGTCAATGCGGCGACTAAAATAAATAAGCTATTACAGGTGTCGGGCGGATGTGTGTACACCGATAACCGTGACGTAATTGAGTTTGACGTATCTAACCGTCTGAAAGTTATTGAGGAAGTAATTAATGAGTCGTCACACAAAGTGCTTGTCTTCGTTCCGTTTACGCACACAATTGAGCTATTACGCACTCATCTGGAGAATAAAGGCTATTCGTGCGGCGTTATTAACGGCAAAGTTTCTGTCAACAAGCGCACGGATATTGTTAAAAATTTTCAAGAACAGCCCTCGCCTCGTGTTCTTATTATACAACCGCAAGCCGCGTCGCATGGACTCACTCTGACTGCGGCAAATACGATTATCTGGTATGCACCAGTGACCAGTGTTGAGACTTACCTACAAGCCAATGCACGTATCAATCGCCCCGGCCAGAAGAACGCTATGACGATTGTGCATGTCAAAGGAAGTCCAACAGAAGAGCGACTGTACAGGATGCTTCAAAATAATATTAACAACCACGAGAAGATCATCGACCTGTACCGTCAAGAATTAAGTTCTTGACAAAGTCAAAAACAACACTATAGTTGTGAATGGAGTCAACAAAAGAGGTAATAACTATGGCAACACCAGCCGACAAACTCGTGCCCGTGTACATTAAGATTCGTGATGCAATACGCGAAAAAGAGCACCAGCACAAAGAAGAGATGGCTACGCTCAAGGAGCAGTTAGAAGCCGTATCCCAAGCGTTGTTAGAAATATGTGACGAGAATGGTCAAGATGGGTTCCGCACTCCTTATGGCACAGTCACTCGCAAAGTTACGTCTCGTTACTGGACTAGCGACTGGGAAGCTATGTACAAGATGATTAAGGAACATGACGCTCCGTACTTACTAGAACAGCGTATCCACAACGGCAACTTGAAGCAGTTCCTTGAAGAAAACCCTGATGTGCTACCAGTGGGGCTTCAAGCTGACCGTAAATACACTGTGCAAGTACGCAAGCCTACAGGTAAATAGCATGGAACGTATTCAGATAGACAGCTCGGCGGAGTTGATTATTGTAGCGGTGTCACCTTTGGGGCGTAGGTATTACGCAGACGCTTATGATCCAGAGGACCCAAAAACTCCTACATGCATGTCGTCCGATTCGGTAGTACCCGATAAAGACGTAGAAGAACCGCAATCCAAACGGTGCATAGACTGTATGAAAAGCGTCAAAGGCGTTGGTAGTGTTCCTTGTAGATTCTTCCATCAGCTTGCGGTTGTTAAAGAAGATGCATTGGACGAGGTACATACGTTACATTTGCCTGCTCTTTCAATTTTCGGTAAGCCCCAGTACGGCGAGATGGCGTTTCAGGGCTACCAAAAGTATCTAGCGGGGCACTCTACAGAGCTTCATACGCTAGTAACCACGGTGTATCACGACTCAAAGTCCGCCGTACCAAAGTATTTTTTCAAGCCATCAAGACCGTTGAGCTTGGAAGAAACAGAGCAAGTGGAGCAGATTCTGGACTCAGATGACGTAAAGCAAGCTCTTTTGTTTAATCGCGTAGTTAACGCGCAACCAACGTTTGAGGCAGTGGACGGGTTTACCGTGCCTACCGATAACGCAAACAGCCCTAGAGGATTTTAATCATGGCAAAAACAGAAAACCCGCAGTACATCATCCAAAACGCTACAGCGTTGTACCCTCGGATTGATCGTACGTACCGTTACGACAACATGGAGAACCGTTCAGTTCCTTGTGATCCTTTGGATGACGGCGCTGAATATTCTATGAAGTTCAAAGTGCCACAAGCACAAGCGAAGGAAATGTTCGCTCAGATGAAGGCCGTATATGACGAAGCAAAGCAAGACAACTGGCCTGATTTTAAGAACCCCTTCAAAAAAGAAGAGGACGGCAACTACTCTTACAAGACTAGCCTCAAAGGTGCTTACGGCAAAGACAAGACCAAGAAGCCCTCGCAGTTTGACGCTAAGGTCAATCCATTAGCGGACGACTTCCAGTTAACTACTGGTAGCGTGGTAAATATCGCGGTACAACTTGTGCCTTACTCAACAGCGCTTGCCAATGGTGTTAGCTTACGTCTACGCAGTGTGCAGGTAGTTGAGCTTGCGGAACGGCAAGAACGCAATCCCTTTGAGGCTGTGGATGGCTTTGAAGCTAACGAAGGCAATCCTTTTACCGCCGTAACGTCAGCCCCTGCTCCTGCTGAAGTAGATGGTTTTGATGAGCCTGAAGAAGAGCCAGCGCCTAAGAAGCGTGCGACTAAGAAAGCTGAACCGAAGCCAGAGTCTAGTGACCTTGCTGATGTATTAGAAGCATGGGGCGACGAAGACTGATGAGCTATGGCTACAGCAATAGGCTTATCGAGCTAAATAAAAAAGCCGATGACACCTTGCTGGGCGTGCAACTGGGGCGGGTCTGCATCGAACGCGATGTGCCCGTCTCGGACGTAGCAGTTCACTTAGGAGTCACAAGGCAAACGATCTACAACTGGTTCTGTGGGGTTAACGCCCCACGAGCCGAAGTAGACAAGATAAAAGAAATAATAAGCTCACTAGCCGCTGACAAATAAAATTACACAGCAAGGATTTAGGGATGACATTCGACCTATTAAACGCGGTACAACCCGAAGAAGGATGGTTCTGCGTTGTCGGCATCAAAGGAAAAAGCGTTATACAACGGCTTGTCCGCACCCGTGAGGAGCTGGACGAGTATGCAGAGCGGTTCGTAGCGGATGAACGCAACGCCTTCTTTGCAGTTGCTAAGTTCCTTACGGACGCAGACAGAACTAAAGATAACGTGCAGTCGCTCAAAGCCTTCTGGCTTGATATTGACTGCGGTCCAACTAAAGCACAGATAAATAAAACTACAGGCCGTCCTGACGGTTACGCTACACAGAAGGAAGGACTACAAGCCTTACAGGGATTTTGTAAGCTGGTAGGACTACCCAAACCCACCCTCATCAACTCAGGGCGCGGATTGCACGTGTACTGGAGACTGACAGAAGCTGTGAGCCGCGATGAGTGGGAGCCTGTAGCCGCTAGGCTACGAGAGTTGTGCTTTACGCACGAACTGTATGTGGACTCTGGGGTGTTTGAAGTATCCCGTGTACTTAGGATACCGGGCACCTACAACTTTAAGGATGATCCACCTACGCCAGTAACTGTAATGACCGAAGCCGCCCCCATTGACTTCAACGAACTGCGCGAGTTATTTGGGGTAGAGGACACGCCCGAACAGGTTAGTTGGGAAGCAACTGCGTTAAGACAGCCGTTGTTTGAGGCTACCTATAACAATTTCCGCAAGATCATGAATCGTAGTGCGGAAGGCAACGGATGCCAACAGCTACTGGACTGTTGGAAAGAACGCGCATCACTAGCGGAGCCTAGATGGTTTGCCGCTTTGTCTATCGCCAAATTTTGTAGGGATAGTGATAGTGCCCTCCACAAGATGTCGGAAGGCCATCCTGACTACGACCCTAGCGCGGTAGAATACAAGATAAAACATATACTTGGGCCACATACTTGTGGTGAATTCGAGAAACATAACCCCGGCGGGTGTAAGGGCTGTACCTTTAAGGGCAAGATCAAGAGCCCTATTGTCCTAGGCAAAGAGGTAGAACGCGCTACCGAAGAAGATAACCACATTGAGATGGAAGAAGATGGGGTCAAGGAGATATACCAGATACCCGAGTATCCGTTTCCGTTCTTCCGTGGTAAGGGTGGCGGTGTCTGGTGGCAACCTCCTGCGTCAGAAGAAGCAGAGCCTATACAGGTATATGAGCACGACATCTATGTACT